CTTTAATAAAAAAATGTATAAAAGGGTTGTAAAACAATAGGTTAAGTTCCTATTTATACTATTTATACATTTTATCGCATCTGACTTTGAGTTTATTGAAAAATATGATAAAGATTTAGATTTATTAAATGATGTTGATAAAATATTATTTGAAGAGAATTTTAGACCATCTATGATGTCATTAATGTTAAAACATTTTTATGTTTATAAAGAAATTGCAGAAAAATATAAATATGGTTTAATATTAGAGGATGATGCTATATTATCTGACGATTTTCCAGAAAAACTTATTAAATATATGACACAATTACATTCTGATTTTGATATGTTATTTCTAGGTAATGGATGTAATTTACATATTGAACCTTATAAAATAAAACCTAATCAATATATTTATCCAAAATGCATATATCCTACACAATGGGGTGGAATGGGTGCCACTAGATGCACTGATAGTTATATTGTTAGTAAACAATGTGCTATTAAAATATGTAATTATTTAAATAATTTAACTTATAAAATTAATGAACCAAGTGATTGGTGGTTAAATAGAGCCTGCCGGGATAATAATCTTAGTGTTTATTGGGCGGAACCAATAATTGTAACTCAAGGAACACAAAACGGCACTTATAAATCATCTCATTAGAATAAAATATTTTTTATATGAAAAAACAAAATTAATTTATTGTAGAATAAATTGATTGTAGAATAAATTGATTTTTTTGACATATTTTATCTATTTAAAAATATATAATAATTTGCAATTAATATTAATATTGATATATAATATAATAATATAATGTCTGCACCATTAGGCTATAATAGTCATAATTATTACTCAGAACCACCTAATTATAATTTATCATTTTATATGATAATTAATTGTTTAATTTTATTAGGTGGATATGTAGGATATTTACACATACAAATTAATGAAATAAAACAATTTTGTTCTGGCTAATCAAATAGTTTTTCTAAATAGATTTTCTCTGTCTATAGATACTTCCTATACATTTTCAAATTTTTTTCCTTTTCTATCTTATAATCCAAAATTGGTTTGATATATTTAACCCCTTTAGATAACCATTTATTACAAATACTATCATTATCCCATTTATGCAAATCAGCCGGGGTTACATCTTCTAATTCTGGGCACCACATTTTAATATATTTTCCATCTTTAGAAAATTGTGATGATTGCAACCAAGGATTGAGAATAGTTTGTTCTAGAGGTCGGGAAGTAGTTCCGCTAGAGTTTGCCCCAGAAACCTGCCATCCAAAATTATTCTGTGTAGGGTCATAATCATACAACTTAGTTGCAAAATATTTTTCCCCTAAATGCCAATCCATATGCATTAGGCGACATAAGAAATTAGATACAATCAATCTCCCGCGATTATGCATATATCCGGTAGTATTTAATTCTCGCATACATGCATCTACTATTGGAAATCCAGTTTCACCATTACACCATTTTTGAAACATATTAGGGTCGGTGTGCCATTTTATATTACGGTATTTTGGATTGAGTGATGACTGATTAGTGCCTAAATAGATTTCGGGAAATTGATTCGATAAGTGATAAAAGAAATCCCGCCAAAATAACTGTCGCACTAATCCATTATCTTTTCCCAATTTTGCAACCATACACCAATAAACTTCCCTAATACTAACACAACCAAATTTATTATATGCAGATAAATGTGTTGTTTGATAGGTTAAATGATCGTGTTCATTGTTATAATCTTTCCATTCAGTAATTCTTTTGAGGATTGCTAGACCATTTTCTCGACCACCTTTTTCTGGCAACCTATTGTTTATATTTCCTAAAATAACACCATTTGGTTTCATTACATCAACAATTTTCATATAATGTGCCACACTTTCTAATTTTTTAGAAATAGTATCACTAGAATTCAAATAATTTTTTCCTGGATTAGAAATTGGTTTTCGAATGATTTTATTTGATGAAGCCCGCCAAAATGGGGTGAATTTAGTATAAACTTTACCATTGGTAGTGAGAACTGTTCCAACTGGATTAAGACAAATATCATCCAATGAAAGGCAGTGTATGTTTTTTGATTGGCAAAGGTCTTTTATTTTTGCATCACGTTCTTGTGCATATTTAGTATAATCTTGGTTGAAGGAAATAGTTTTAAGATTAGGAATAAGTTTTATTAAGTCTTCTAGAATAATATATTCATCACCATAGAAAATATATAGGTGCGTTGGTAATTGATTATGTGTTTGGTTATGTGATTGGTTTTGTAATTGTTTATCTAAGTCTTGCAGAGAATTACAAAGAAATTGAATTGAATTATCACTTCGGAATGAGTTTTGTCTGGAGTCAATTTGTTTATGCGTGAAAATGAAAATTGGTATTACTATATCGTGTGTTTTGCAGGCTTCAATTAAGGTGGTGTTGTCGTGAAGACGATAATCTCTACGGAAAATATGAATGCAAATTGATGGATTTAATTTATTGTATAATTTATTGTGTGTTTTTGTTTCTGGCATTCTAGAAATGAAAATAAATGAAAATAAATATATATGTCAAACTATATTACTAATTAAAAATGAGGTAAAAAAATAATGAATAGAACATATTGAAATATATTAAAACATATGAAACATATTAAAACATATTAAAACAAAATATTTTTATTTAGAAAAGTGTTCGGGGGGTTTAAATTTTAATCCTGATAATGAAATGCTACTAAATAATATTGGTGTATTGGAATTTGTATTTTCTTTCTCTTCATTTATATTATTTTCAATAGTATTTTTTTTGTATTCAATATATTTATTATCTAATTCTTTTTTTAATAATTCGCTTACTTGGGTATAACAGTTATTAACTTTACAAAATGACATAATATCAAGTTGGTTATCTGTAATTATATCAAACATAGAAACACTTGTAGAATTATGTCGCTCACGATTTATTATATCATTTTTATGTAAAAATTCTTCAATTAGACACATAAGAATACTAAAATTTAATAGAAATTTATGAATAGTAATATTATTTTTAGTAAAAAAATTAATCAATGCTTTCAATACAAAAGTAGTGTTCATACTATCTTTTAAAATAGTTTCAAATATTTTATTAATTTCAATCAAAAGTATCTCATCACTAATAGATGTATTCGTAATAGTAATAAAATGCTTCGTTGTTTTCATAAGTTTTTCAATATCATATTTACCTATACTAAACCAAATATCATTCGTTAATTCTGTATTAATATTTTGAAAACAAATACCACAATCATATATTATTAATTGTGGTTGTCCGAAATCATTAAATTTTACTTTCCAGTTTTTACAATGCAAATCACCATGAATAAAATTATCCACAAATAACATTTGATAGAAAAAACACATAAAGTTTAGTGTTATTTGATATTTTTGCATATCTGTTAATATATCAATAGAATTTCCAGGTATATATTCACTAATTAAAACATCTTCACTTTGGAATATTATTTCTGGGAAGACAATAAAATTGCAACTATCTTTAAAATTTGCACGAAATTTATTACAATTATCTGCTTCATTACGAAAATCACATTGTAATGAAATATCATTTATGAAATCGTCAATATTAAATATTAGATTAAAACGTTTTCGAATAAAATTAAATGATTGTAGAAATCGTAATAATTTAATAAGTTCTGATTGATTTTCTAAATCTGTTGTAATATCTGGATGTTTTACTTTAATTGCAATTTCTCTATTATCGCATTTTCTACGAGCATAATAAACTTGTCCTATACTTCCAGAAGCATATTCTCTTAAAGAGTCAATATCGACATATTCTTGCAATTCTATACCCATCATCGAATTTCTAAATATTTCTTTAGTATGTTCTAGCGAATGAAATGGACAATTTTCAAATATATCTTCAAAATAATTTATAAACTTTATTGTATTTTGCATTTCTAGATTACTAACACTATTATCACTATTATCACTATTATCACTACCAACATTAACAACATTAGATTTTAATTTGCTAATATACCATTGTAAGAATTTAACATATAGACTACCACAATTAAAAATCATTGTTTTAAGATTATCAAATTCTGGTGTTAGGTCATCTATAGTATTATTTGTAGGACTATATTTTGGGTTATATGTTGGCAAAGCATTATGAATTTTATCTAATTGTTTTTTTATTTGATATATTTTATTTATTTGTCTATAAATATTTTTTATATAATTGAACATTTTATTGGAAATCTCTCTAGGTAAAATTTATCTAATTAAAATACTTAAATTATATCTATTATTAAAACGTAATTAAACTAATACATATAAATATTTATTACCAAATCTTTATTATCATATCTTTATTATTAGTAATTCGTTTTTAACTTAAAAAATAAGTAAAATTATACTATAACAATACCAATAGCAACCAAGTTTTACAATGGCGACAAATAATTTAACTAGTATGGTAAAAGATATTACTTATTTTTTTATAAAGTATTATTATGATAAGGAAATTATAGATACTAAACAAAAGATATTACCAGAAGAAGATTTAAAAAAAATGATAGACAAATTATACTTGGAAAAAGGAAATGATTTAAAAAAATATATTCGAGATACATTAAAAGAAAATCTAGGCAACAATTATAATTCTTTTGCAGTAGAGAATATTATCCTTGAAATGTTTAATGACCCTGAATATTCAAAATATCGTGTATTTTTAGAAATAGTGGAATATCAAAAAAAACTATAAAACCAAACAAATATTTCTTTTTCAATGAGAACAGGGCATACATGCATAAGCCGGTATTCCATGCTCACAGTTTGCGTGTGGATTTTGCCCTAGAACTGTAAAGCAAGCAGTTGCTTCTTTTTCAACTTGGGTTTGGGTTTTGCTTGAATCATCTGATTTAGCAATAGCATTTGTTGCTACTTGACCAGCAAACATTGGTTTATTAAATCCAGAATTCAAAGTGTTGAATCCAGAATTTTTGTTGGTAGAAGACATTCTCACTATGTGGTCGTAGTTTTAATAATAGAAATATCTTTATATAATAAATAATTCAATTTTTATCTAATTTTCCTATTTTCTTATTTTCTACAAATATGCCTAATATATCTAATATATCTAATATATCTAATATATCTAATATATCTAATATAGTAATTTATAGACATATATCTATTACTTTTTTTTTCATTACACTTTTATCTTTGTTATAAGTAGAAAATAGATTAGAAAATAGATTAGAAAATTGAAATGAAACAAAGAAAAATATTATTTAAACCTGTAAAACATCAAAAAACAAAAAAACATTCTAGAGAAAGTAAAAATAGAAAAGTTTTACAAAAAAATATTAAAAATATTAAAAATATTAAAAATATTAAAATAGAACTAAAAACAAAAAAATTAGGTAAATCAATATGTGCTCCTTTTATTACGCCATTAGATTTATCAAAAGAAATTGGACTAAATAAAACCAATATAAATATTATTAAATCTGCTACTGATGAATCTTGTTTTACAATAGAAGCATTAAGGAAAATAGCAGATAAATGGAATGAAACTAATCATAATATGCAAATTCAATATAATGATTCAACTACAGGAAAAACACTGTGGTCTTCAATCAATAATGTTATGCGTGCAAAATGCAATAATGAAGTATGTTGGATTAAACAAGATTTTATAAAAGATAGTTCGCTATCCAGAGAACTCATTAAAAATTTTAAACCAATGATGCCAAAGAAATGGGAAGATAAACCTACTGAATGGCTAAATACTCTAGATATCCGGGATGTTATGAACCAATATGAGGTAAAGTTTCCAGAATTTGAATTTATTGGTCCTGTCCCGATGGATTTTGATGCTAAAGTTGGATTCGGTCAATGTGTTATTGACGAATTATGCAAAATAAGTTTGAAATCACTTCTAGAAAAAGGAAAAAAACAAATTGGGGTAGTATTTAATTTGGATAAACACACCCAATCAGGTTCGCATTGGGTTGCAATGCATTGCAGTTTGAATAATCCTGGTTTGGGAGAAATATGTTATTGGGATAGTTATGGTATTAAACCTAATCCCGAAGTAGTAGTATTAATGGATAGATTAAAAACTCAGGGGGCTGAGTTAGGTTATAATATCAAAATTAAAATAAATAATATTCGGCATCAATATAAGAATAGTGAATGTGGTGTATATTGTATATATTTTTTAACTAGTCTTCTAGAAGGTAAAACATTTGAAGATATCATAAAAAATATTATAAGTGATGATAAAATGAATGATAAAAGAAATGATTTTTTCGCAAAAGTGGGTGATTCATAGTAAATACAAATACAAAAGATTAAAAAAAGATTAAAAAAAGATTAAAAAAAAAAAGATTAAAAAAAAATATTCCAATGATGTTAAGTATTAGTCATCATCGTTGGATTTATTTGCGATCTTGAGATTCTTTTGGCTGAAAACGCCAATTGTCAACTCTGCGATTGTTCTCATCGTCTGGAAAAAGACAACGAGGTTGTAGATTTCTATGCAAATTTTCGAAACGTAGATTACGGGCAGGTGCACCTGGAGCAACAAGAGCAACTTCAGCAGGACGAGGTGGTGTTTGTGGGGCTTCCATTTCTACAGAAATTAACTGTAGTAAGTGTTAAATATAATTTTTTTTTATAATGCTAAATAATTTCAATTTTTCTTTGTTTTTCCTGTTTTTTCTAAAAATATAACTATTAAATATAGCCATTATATTTTGTAATAATGTAATAATGTAATAATGTAATAATGTAATAATGTAATTATGTAATTATGTAATAAATAGTCCATAAGTATAATTTAATAAAATAATAACTAATTTAATAATAAGTAAATAATTTCTATAAGGAATATAGAATATAAAGCAATAGACATAAAATTTATTACCTTAGAAATTTATCTTAGAAATTATCTTGTAATATGAATCAAAATAATAATATAGATGCATTATTCTATTCCCAAAACAATCTAGACAATACATATTCCCAAGTAGCAGATGAAGTTTTAAGAAGAACTAATAAAGATATTTCTAAAAATTCCAATTATAAAGCAACATTCCAAAAAATGGCTAATTTAGTATATGATAAAATTCCAGTAGGTGATAGAAACTTAATGAAATGCAATGCTACATTAGTAGAAAAAACAGTTTCTTATTTCCACACTAAAATATTTGAGAAAACAGTAAAAGGTAACAGTAACAGTAACAGTAATAGTAACACATCAAGTAATGTTCCCAACAGACCACAAGCCAGTAATCAAACCCAAAGCACCGGTTTTACTATGATAAAAGATAATTCGGATTTAAAGGGCAAAATGGAAGACCTGATTTCAAATCGACAATCCCTTGGAACATTTATTACAGGTGATGGTAATCCGAATACCTATCTACCTCAACCTGTGTTAGCCCAACAACAAATAATTCAACCACCTATTACCCCTACTCACACACAACAATTTCAGAGAGGAGGTGATACGATGACACCTACTAACAAACCATCTTTACAAAGAGAAAATATTGATTTCACAATTAAACCTTTTAATTTAAATGAAGATTTGACCGAATCATTATATGGAAGCGATACCCAAGATACACCATTATATCAAAACATTGAAAACTTGCAAAAAATGGAAGGCGCCAATCCAATGGCAATGTTAGAAGACTACACTAAACAACGCAATAAACAAGCCCAACAATATTTAAACTTAGAAAAACGCCAAAATATTACTGCAATGCAAACCCAGCCTATGCAAGAACAAAATATAATGTTTAGCCGTAATAATACTGATGCAATTACAAAGATAGACCAAACTCAAGTAGACCCGATGGAACTTTTTAGATTTGGTAAAGAATTATCTGATAAATATGTGGAGCGAATGGAAGAAAGAATTGTTAGTGAAAATAACGTGCAAACTATTTCACCAGATGATATAGAAAATAATCAAGGAAAATTAATTAAAACACAACGAGATACACAACCTAAATATATAGAAAAAGTTCATTATATTAATATTAATTCAGTTGACCGCAATTGGGCGGCTAATCCCAATGAAAATCGTTATAGTTTCCAAGTTAAATTCAATCAAAACTCAAATTATGAAGGTGGTGCTGCAATATCACAAATGTATCGTAATATTGTTAGTGTGGAATTAGTTAGTGCAATATTGCCTATGGATACTTATGTAGATCCATTTGACACTCGAATTTATATGGGTCTTTCTAGATACCCATATTTATTATTACGTGTAGATGAATTAGATAACGTATTTAAAGGCACTAATAATTGGGTTGATAGAGCATTTTCAACAATGATATTTGATAAAGTATTTTATACTAATACGCTTTCTACTGATTATATATCTGGAACAACTACTAGTATTGTTCAATCTACACCAAAACAGGGGTTTGCGGGTGAATATTTACGTGGTTTTATGAAATATAATCCAGCATATTTTGAAAAGAAGAAATTTTATAATAATCCGTTGGCAAATCTTTCTAGAATGACAATAGATATTACTGACCCACGTGGTAATTTTGTAAATAACCAAAAAGATGTTTTAACTATTTCTAATATTCAATATACTTCAAACTTAGCTGCGATTACTCCTAATAGCACTGAATTATTACCTACATATGCGTGGCCCTATAGCAATCAATCAGACTATAAATATGTTAAGATTACTACTAGTACTTATTTTTCAAATCGATTATTCCGGATTGGCGATCGTATTTTAATCCAGGATTTAGCATTTAATAGTAATTCTACAGGTGTAAATGATGGTAAATTTGCTTCCTTTATAAATCAAGAACAAGGACATATTATTATAAATTTAGATGTAGAAACAAATGGTTCTACTAATAGTAATAATTCTGGATTTTTGAGTAATATTTATATTAGTCCACCTGGTTCTTTAAATACAGCAAATCGTACACTTGAGGTTGGAACTTATTATGACAATACTACTGTGGATTTATCTAATGTTAGTGTATTTGGTAGTATGATTGATGTAGATTTACAAACGCAGTTATTGTTTCGTATTGTAACTCGCGATCCAGATACTACTGGAACATTAAATCCAATTAACATCTATTAGGTAGGGGGTCTAAGCCCCCAATACCCCCTTATTGGCTTGCAGCCAAACCGCTTAACTCACGCAAGCG